CTGTACGTATTAAATAAGAAAACTTTTGATATCTTAAACTATCTTGGACTTTGATTGTATCTGATAAGAAACCTTTTTTATCTAGATAGATACCTCCTTTAGGAAGAGCTGGATTTACTGACCAGTTTCCAGAAGAAGGAATGAGTGTGCTATCCCACGGATATTCAACCTCAACCTCGTCATCAAATAATAACCTAAAGAATACTTCAATAGAATCTGCAGAACCACGTATCTTATAGTAATCAGTAATTGCTTTATATAAGTTTCTTTTATTAACTTGGATAGAACGTGGAACAACAGCCGCAATTTCTTTTTGGATTAATTCCAGATAAGCTGCGGCTGTACTATCGATATCCATAGACTCTTCGATTGTATTAAGAGCATATGAAGCACCAGGGCCAGCCCAAAATTTTATTGGGGTAGTAAGAGTTGCTGTCTGTGTATTGTAATTAACATATCCACTACTAGTTGGATGTCCAAACCTAATAGTAAAAGTTTTACCAATATCAGATGTTGATCGCGATAGAGAACCAGGCAAATTATTACCATTAGTTATATTAACGTTAGACGCGGTAAGCGCATACGTTGTAATATTACCATCGCTATCAGTTAAAGTTAACGTGGAGTTAGCTCCATCGTCATCTGTAAAAAAGTGATCGTTTTCATTTTTTGGATCACTAACTCTAAAAACAGCTCTATCATCTAATACAACATCAGTATATGTTTCTGTCTGTTGATATATGAACTCTTCTAAGTTCATAAATTTATAATAAGCTTCTAATAATAATTGTAATCCACCCGAGTTTTCTAATATCTCAGATGGAATTAGTTCTTCTGTTCTTAAATTTTCTTTGGTCTTACTTTTAGAAGACGCAACAGATTGAATATATCCAGGTGAGGATATATCTGAAGAGAAGAGTGTATTATTTGTTTTATGAGTTCCAGCCATCTTATCTTAGCCTTGCGGTCGTTGAATAATCTATTGTGCCCGAAGATCCTGCTACTGATATTGTATCAATGCTTGGAGTAATCTGAACTCTTAGAGGATCGATTGCAATAAGCTGATCTCTTTTTGGAGCAAGGTCTAACGAGTTAGGTACAACTGTAATTCGAATTGTATCTACAGAATCATTATCAGGTACAAAGTTATTTAATGAGATCGTTCCTTTCTGAACGTCAATAGTTCCAGCGTTATTAATCACTGTAACATTTTCTCCATTTACAACTTTATAAACCATAACCTGTCTATTAGTGGATCCTGTAATTGGAATATCACCAAAGTATACTTCTTCTCCAGCGTATTTCCACATCGTTGAAGAAATAATAAAGTTAGTAGAAGAACCTGAACTAAAGAATGGTGATGTAAATTGTAAATTAAAGTTATTATCTTTGTTTGATGCAGCCTTGTTAGGAGTAATCGTCATGAACATATATGGACGTACGTTACTATTCTGTATAGAAGGATCTGCATTGTCAATTGCTTTTAGTAATTGAGAATGTCTAAACACACCGTCAAATTTATTAAGCTCGTTGAAATTGTAATCTGAAACTGTGTCTCTTACAACGGCCGTTAATTCAACTGGAGATCTATCAGTTAAGTTAGGATTGTATTTAAATGCTACGTCAAGATCGAGATATGTAAAGTTAGGATCTACAATTATTGGGGTAATAGATACAACGCTTTTACCTTTTAATATGGTATTCATAATCTCTGTTTTTTCTGTTGCAGTTAAAGTCTCATTCACAAGAGGTTTAATAGAAATATAAATTGAACCATAATCAGGCGGATCATTATCTTCACCACCCCATGTTGAGATAGAATTTATATTAGTAAATTCTTTTTGAATAATTGCTCTATAGTCATCAGACGTTACTGCTCTATTTTGAGAAGTAAAAGTGAGAGGCGCATTAAATCGAATTGATTCGTTTGTTTCTTTGACTGTACCACCATCGGACTTTGTCAAAGTGGTAATGGCGATACTACTATAACCACCAATATTGTCTACCATAGTAAATAAGTTTGCACCATTCGAATCAGGACCGTTTGTAAACAAATAGTCAAGTGTGACAATATTATTGTTCAGTGGTTTCTTACCGGTCACACCATCTCCAAAATATACTTCGAAATATTCGTTTGAATTTTCTTGTAGATAATATACACGGCTAGATGAATTAACATTAATTAATGATTCAAACTTTGTATAGTTATCATATGACGTAGATGATTCGTTTGCCTGAATAAGAACTCTTAATGTAGAAGTGTCCGCATCATCATCTGATATCTGATACTTCTGATTTTCAATATCATTGTCTACTCTATATAAAAGCTTCTTCCTTGTTCCTTCTGCAATTACTACATTGGGAAATATATATTTGTTTGCAACAGTTTCTCCAAGTACAGCTGACTGTTCATTGAGTACAATATATCTATAGTTTCTTCCATCAACTTGTGTAGTTAGTTTAGCACCTCGAGGAAGAGTTAGCGATGCAGGTTTATTACCTTGCTCATTAGTAACATCAACCGTAATTGTGACCTGTGCTCTAGGAGCTAGGACCGACCTTGGTATATAACCTAATAGCTTTGCACGTGTAACAATATTACCACGTATTTGTGCGGAATCTAGGAATGCTTCATTCAAAGCAAAGTGAGCAGCCATCGCATTGTAATGTGTATTATATGCAAGCACATCCAGGAGTGAAGATAAACCTGATCCTTCAAAATCATGACTACTAAACTCTGTCTGAGTTTTTAAATAGTTCTTTAGATTCTTTTTGATCTGATCGAAATCAAGTTCGGTTACATTTAAATTAGTTGCCATAGTGTTTTACCTTAAACGCCTTAATACGATTTCCACATCATCTGTAGTATCGAATTCTTTTATTCTAAATTTTACAAGTATTCTGTATGAGTTATTATCCGGCTCATCTACTATATTGACAAAGACAATATCAACTCTTTGTTCTCCCGCCCTTATACACCTCACTATATTCTTGCGTAATGTTTGTTTTGTGATTGCATCAGCCGGCTCAAACAGTAATGCTCTTAAATTAGCACCTACTCCCAGATTGAATGGCTTCTCATAAAAATTAGTAATAAGTAAATTGCGTACTGCATATCTTATTGCCTGGTCATCTTTTAAAGGAATAATATCTTTACGAATCGGATGCAACGCCAGATTCAAATCAATGTCAGTCCATTGCTTGAGACGCGATGATTTAGAAGCCTTTCTAGTATCTCCTATAACTGTTTTATCTGATTGAATTATTGTAGACATACTATTATTTATACTCCTTTTATTGAAAGTTTGTTATCCAGCAAAAACATTACTTGAACCATCGGCTACCGATGTGCAGTCAGCTACTTCATCGTTTTTTCGACCTATGCCTTTACCGTTAACAAATACCTTAGTAGAACCAACAGCAATAGCTGCACTGTGAGGAGTACAAGGTCCATGCGGGGGTTTTAAATGAATACTATTTTTATCACCTTGACGTGATACCGGTATACCATTACAAAAAACATTAGAGCTTCCCATCGCTCTAACTGGTCCACTACAATGAGTCTGATCTGGATCTCCAACTCGTGCTACTTTTTGTGAATCACTTGCCATTATTTTCTCCTTACGATATACTAGCCAGCTTAGTATTTATTTGACTGACTGTAAAGTTTATTTTATTACTTGCCGAAACGGTTTGAGTGGAAGTAATACTAGTATCTGATATTGTACTTGGATTAAAAGAAAGATTAGGATCTAAATATGCGATCTTACCAGAGTAACCTCTTAATCCAAGTGGATCACTATAATATGGGGCATCACCTGACGGTGATGTAGGCATTGGTTGAGTTCCGCTATCGTACAGCGTATCGGTTCCTACGGCGTGATCTCTGAAGTACTTTCTTAATTGTGCTGGTGTTGTAGCAGGATATTTTCCTAATACGCATGCAGCCATTCCTCCAATATTAGGAGAAGCAAAGGATGTTCCAGTTGCTTCGTATTCGCCATTAGTATATAGATCCATATAGATATTATCGCCAGCCGCGCATGCGTCAATGCGATCCCCGCGATTGCTAAATGATGCAAGCGTTTCTTTATTATTTAATCCAGAATCAACACTAAACTGTGAACCTAAGGCTGCGCATACAATAGTATCACCGGCTAAATGCAAATCGTCTCTACACAACGGAACAAAAATATAAGGCTGAGGCGCAGACCCGTCATTGCTACCCACCAATATAGGGAAATGCGATAATGCCCCATTGTTAAAATCTATATTGTCAGGTAAAACAATCGTGTTATTAAAATTACCAGCTGCACTCACATGGTGGACACCAGCTGCGGACATTTCCTCAATAGGCTGTATATAAGTGGCGTAATAGTTACCATTAGTTATATCTTCGATGTGGGCAAAAATGTCAGCTTTATTTTGATCAGTTAAATTCTTGGCATCCATATTAATTCCAAGATTATTACTCCAGACATTATAACTACTTCCAAATTTTGGTGTATCCGAGTTTCCATATGCATTAATGCCTGAGTTAACAATGGCACATCGATCTGCCGCAGTTAAAGGCGCACCAGCTGGTGCGATATCAGAATAGATATTATCTCTAAAAATAACAGAGCCTTTACTAGTTCCGCTTCTTCTGATGTATTGTATCGCATCTACTACTATAGTTGGCCTGCTGTTTCCTTTTTGTTGATGAAATAATTTAAATGCATCCCACCCATGGCTATGTAATCCTTTACCAGCAGCATCCATTTGATCTCTTGGCCATATATAAAGCTTAGATCCAGTTGCCCATCCGTATGTATTACCGGCTGTAATATACGCTACTGCTTCTGCGTGGGAACTCACTGATGGTACTTGACCGAAAACTCCATAATTAATTGTAGGAAGTGTTAACATTCCATTTAAAGTGTTCCATTGAAATGATGTTTGCAATCTGCTTATGCCCGACGTCATAAATTCTGGATCCGAAGGATCTAATATACTGCCAATTTGTAATATGATATCAACCCCATCTCCAGTATATGAATTAGAATATGATGAGTAGGAATCAGTAGAAAATGTTGTATTGTTCGTTTGGCTTTGATGCCTAATCAAACCCCAGTTTCCTTTTGGATGTGTATCGTCATCTGAATCTTTTCGCATCATCGCATAGTTATAATCACGATGGTAGTTTACAGTTTTTACGACAGCATCTTCTATTTCAGGAACATCTTCATCTGATTGACAAAACTTTACCGCTTCATGATTTTCTAACGCTAACGCTTGTTCTTCAGTACACTCTGCAATAAAGAAAGTTGGTCGATGTAAAAGTTCATCGGTGACAGTACTTACCATTGAATACAAATCTGTTTGATTATATCCAGGATTTAATACTATATTATATAGTTTTGTCATAATTATATACTTCCTAATTTAGTATTTATCTGCGCAGCAGTAAAGTTAATGTTATCACTAGTTATTCTAACACCTTGTGAATCAAATAATGGTATACCAACACTATCTATAAACACAACGTTTGTTGCCGCATTACTGCCAGATTCTGATATGATCACCGAACTCTGTGATGTATCATTTATAATCACACTGACCGACAGCTCTGGATAATCGTCTAATGTGAGTAAAAATGTCTCTGGCCCATTTTCTGATGAAGCGTCTGCGACTGTTGTAAATGTAATA